CCTGACCCGTGGATCCGAGAGCGCGGTCAAAGAGATGCTCTCGGTGTTGGACTTCATATGATGCCTGATGACACGGTGTTCATCTGCTCCGACTGCGACGAGATCGCAAACCCTAAAAAGTTTGATGAGCTGATTGAATCAGTACATAAAGAGGAAGAAAAAATCGTTCGTCTTAGTATGTCTATGCACTACGGTCGAGCAGACCGTCAGTTGGTTTCACCTAAAGGAGAGCTTTTTGATTGGCGTTGCGGCGTGGCTTCAACTGTATCCAAACTCAAGGCATTCGGAACTCTCTCGTCGATGCGAGCGAGCACTAATAATCATTACATTGGCGACCGCGATGCTGGTTGGCATCTCAGCTGGATGGGCGATTCTGATAAGCGAAAAACAAAGCTCCGATCGATTGCCGAGTACTACATCTGGGATCGTCCAGAGGTACAGAAACTGTGTGAGGACTTTGTCCCTGAGGAAGGTAAGACTGACATGTTAGGCAGAGAAGATCACTTATTAACTTCGTACCCCATCGAAGATTTACCTCAAGAGGTATTAAAATTGGAGAGAGTGAGTAAGTATCTACTGCCAGATGGCTAATAAAATGCCTGCCGAGATTCTCGAGAAATTTCAGAAAGATCGAGAAGAGAAGAAAGCTCCTAGTGGCAAGGAATTACAGGAAGGTAAAGAGACGCGTGCTCGTGCGTTAGCTAAAGCACGTAAGGCTAAGCAGAACAGCTCCAAAAAATGATCCCTCTGCGGATCAAACTACTCTGTGCGTATAGATGTCAAGTTCTACTGAGACTCGTAATAGATTCACTGAGATCTTAGAGGCGTCGCGCACTCAGGATCGAAGCAACCAATCGTCCACGATGGTTGTTTTGAGTCATTTACAGCAGATGACCCTCCTTATGATTAAGAAGGGTCTATCTTTTTACTGTGATCAAGATACGTTTAAAAGTAGAACTCGCTTTTTAGACGACGTTATTTCTCTTAACAAGCTGGACATTCGTTTTCCAGCAATCATCAGAAACTTTCTAATCGACGGCTGTGGCCTTTTCTACTTTAGGCCGGACCCAAAACTCAAATATCAAATTTACTTCTTCAACAAGAATCAGTACCGTGTTTATCACGATGTAAACGGTAACGTAAGTGAAGTTGTTATCGTATATAGCTATAAAGTTAAGAACGCAAACTTAGGCTTACCGAGTAAAAGTTATGGGCAGAACAAACGTTATGTTCGTCTAACTATTACTGCAGATGAAATTAGTGAGGTAGAAACTGATACTGAGTTGAGTTTTGACCTCGAGCCAGGAGCTGTTTTAACTCCTACCAAGAAGAGGCCCAACACGCTCGGCTTTATTCCAGCAGTTGAGGTGTTAAATAAACCCAACGCAAGTGGTACTGAAGGTGAGGGAGAGTTTGATCCTTTTATGGAGCAGATCGTTCTCCACGATCAGCTGACGCGTAATATCGCTAAAAACATTGAGTTCTTTGGGAACCCGACCTTAATCAGTTCTCGTCCACGAAGTGATCTGGTCGAGGCTAATGATACTCAGAGCACTTTCCGTCCAACTATTAGTAGCCAGAGTGGTTTCTCGGGCGCCAATAGTCCCTCGACTCGTGTGAGCGAGCCGTTTGGTACGGGAATGGGTTCAGGTCTTAGGGTTCCACGGATTATCGCGAACGTCGAACCTTCCGACCGTGTGGGCTATATGACGCCCGACCCAGTTAATGGTGATATGAACCGCTACACGCTTCTTTTGCGTGAAGAGATTCGTACTGCGTTAGGCGGTGTCGACGAGATTTCTATCTCTGCCGGTGCTACCGCGACCGAAATTAAAGGTCTCATGGGTCGAGCCCAGGCCACGGCTCTTCGTAAGAATAAAAGCTTCCTTACATATGGCTTCAATCGTCTCTTAGAGATGATGATTTACCACCAGGAAGAAATTTTCCGAGAATCGTTTATAGCTGCTGCTGGTTTGAAAGAACCAAAACCTCCTAAAGAGGAGACTGAGGAGTCGATTGCAAAGTATCAGCAGTCATTAGCAAGATTTGAAGCTAAAGTAAATCAGGCGATGAAAGTCGCCTTGGAGGAAAATAAAGTTCCTCCAGGTGTAGTCGGTTTACCGGAAGACGGTGAACGGGAGGTGACTTACAGGTTCCAAGGTGATGTCTACGAAGACACTGCCTATGACATCAATCAAAAATCGATTGTTGTTAGAAACCTGCAAGAACTAGGTGTAGACAGCATCGAAGCTCTGAAGTTTCTTTTCCCTGAAAAGACAGACTCTGAAAGAGCCGAAATGTTGAAGGGTTTCCCCTTCAGGATGGTGCAGCAAACACAATCAGCAATGCAACAATTTCTGGTATTATTAAGCCAGATGTTGCAGTCTCCGCATCCTCTTGCACCTAATCAGCCTCTCGCGGCTGATCCTAGACTGAATATCACTCCGCTCCTTTACAGGACATTCGACCACCTTGCGGAAGAACTAACTTACTCGGGTAGCTATGAGCCAGCAGATCCAAGCTTCGACCCCGAGCCCGGTCTCCCCGGCGGCAGCCCCGGCGGTATCCAACGACCAGGGCTCAACAACGTCTTACCCGCAATGGGTGGCGCAAACAGCTACCCCGGCGGTAGCTTCGGCACCTACAGCCCAACCGCCGTCGCAGGTGGCACCGGCTACGGACCCTTCTATCAGCAACCAGTACAGCCAGTCAACGTCGCAATCCTCCCCGAGCAATCCTTGGGAAGCAGCGATGGGCTCACTGGAGCGGGTTCTGTCGCAGGTCAACTCTCAGTCCCTCAGCCAGAATCTACAGTCAGCGCCCCAAACGCAGGCACCACTGGCTACTCCACAGCTCAGTCAGAATTTACAGGCCCAACCCTGGGCTTACCAGGCACAGCAGGAAGCGCAGACCTTACCTACCAGCGTCTCACCGACCCAGACTTCCTCGCAAACTTCTACGGCCCCGCAAACGAGCGTAAGCCCCGTAACCGCCGAGGTCGTTAGCCACTTTGGTATTGAGGCTCCTGGAATCCTCAACCAATACGCTTGTGGCTTGGAAGATCTGCTGATCGATCAAGCTACTAAGCTTGATTCTGTCACTGCTCGCCACGACGCGATGCAGACCATCCTGACAGATCCCGACCATCTGGCTAACTACACCGACCGCTTCTTTACTGAAGTTGTGCCGGTCGATGTTGACGAGAATGCTCTGGCTAACCAGGGTATGCAGCAGCCTCAGGCTTATCAGCAGAACTACGACATGCCTGCCCCTCCTGCAGGTGCCGGTGGTTCTTCTCAGAACGTTGCACCCCAACAACAGTGGGAGCAGTTCTCCGACGTGATGAACCGCAGCCCCGAAAACGCTTGGCGTATGCTCCAGAACATGGGACCCGAGGCTATGCGCTCGAAGCTCCTGTTCATGGAACCCAACTGATACAATCTTTTTGGATCCCCAATCAACCCCCTGCTAAAACAGGGGGTTTTTTGTTGCTATTGTTAATTTAAACGACCTTAGATCGATGCGTACCTTAGGAGACCGTCCTAGCAAAAAAGCTAAGGAGGATAAGCAGGAGACTTCAGCGCAGACAGAAACTTCTTCTGCTCCGCAACCCGAGACTCAAACTTTTGACGAATCCGTGGATATCGATCTAGGCTGATTCGTCTTTAATACGTTTCTTTAGTCTCGCATCGATAAGTTTCTCGGCATTTGAAAGGATTCTTATCCCGGCATAACCGCAGATAAAGGAGGCGGCTACAGCCTCCTTTTTTGTGAGTTTAAATTTCTCTGCTACAGCAGGGCTTACGAACGTCGCTAAAAGGTAACCTGCTATTGCTGCTTTTATAAAGTAAACGATTAGTTTTTTTATCTTTTGCGGGTGAACGATAGCTTCAGTTATTGAGCCTGAAAAACAAGCAATTGATGTCTCTGCGTCTTCGAAGAAGAGTTCGAGGACCTTAGTGGCTTGGGTAAGCATCGAACATTATCTTTTTTAAATATTGTAAGACGAGTAAACTTAAGGTACATAGGTGGAGAGAAATTCGTGGTCTACACTCCTTTTACTAACTGGAAGTACGATAAAAATCTTTATCATCCCACCCAATCTGGACCTCAGCGGACGGGTAGTAATTTAAATCTCACAGATACCTACGTAACTTTTTCAAGCGGATACGTAACCCCTTCGGGTATTAGTCAAACATGGTATGCCGTTAACGACGAAGGTGCTGATTTTGGAAACGTACCTGTCGGTCCTCCTAATTTAAGTGGTTACTTCACCACGGAATGGAGAGCAGTTCCACCTGCTATTTCAGGTTATTGGACTAACTATGAAAACACAGCACCTCATTCCTCCGGGATGCTGGATAGCTATGTAGGTTTTAGGGCTCAAGGTCTTTACTCGACCGCTAATTCAACTGTCCAAACTGCTATAGGTCCTCAGCCAGGTTTAAGAAACTTTGGAAGCTTTACTTGGTATGGAGAACAGGTTCCCGATAATCAGCTTTACTCTCCGTTCCAAACACCTAGTTCAAACGACAACTCTATTGACGGGGGAGGTATTACAGGTGGCGGCGTAGCTCAGCCACGCGTTGCAGCACCAGCCCTCACAAACCCTACAAACGACACCACAGGGTCAAGAGCAGCGTGGGTTTATCACTATCCCGTCTACTGCAAAACATACACAGAAACTAGATATACAGGTGTTCCAGGGCAAATGGGATCTCCTGTGCGTAACAGTTATAGAGGTAAATCGAGTAGATACGTACCTAACTACGGTTCTGTTTACGGAAAGTTGGGTGAAGGCGTACGGAATATGGTTCGTACTTTTAGTCCTGGTGTTAACAGCTCAAACCAAAAATCGATTTAAAACGCTAAAAACGCAACAGTAGGTGGTTATTTACGGTGTCACAGTAGGTATAGTAAGAAGGTAGTTTTTTCGGAGACAAACGTTGTTTATTGACAACGATTTCCCGAAGATCCTAGGTGCGGAACTTTACCGTCCCCACCCCGCATACATCGTTGAGATGGCTGCGGAGCCGGTTGACAAACCAGCCGCCTCTCTGAGTAATTAGAGAGTGAACACCCGGTGAACTGCTGGAAACCCTTCTTAAAAGCTTCAGACCCTACAACGTAGCTGGCGACGGCAAGCGTGAATGGTTAAAAAGTCTGAAGTACGGGGCAATCAGCAGCCAAGCCTCTCAGGAATGAGTGGAAGGTTCATCGACTAGGACATACGATCCAGACCGGATTATGAAGTCCACTAGCGCCGGGGCTCCCAGTAACGTTCAAAACGTGGCATCTGGGAGCAAGATATAGTCAGTGCCCTAGGGATGAGAAACCTAGGGAACGGACCCGAACTCAAGGATCCTGACACGTGTTGTCCACGACTTCTTGACCTGTTAAGGTCTGGGAACTTCCGAGTGAAAGCTCGGTCGAACAACTCCGTGAATTGCTGGAAAGCCGGACCCGAAAGGGAGGCCAATCAGCAGCCAAGCCAATCAGAAATGATTGGAAGGTTCAACGACTAACACTGCTCGAATGCTCTCTCGAAGCGACCGCTCTTTCCTTAAAGGCGTTTGTATAGGTGATGGGTGCCTCCGGCATCAAATCACTTATCCGAACCTAGTGCTCCAGCATTCCAAAAAACAGTTTGAGTATCTCCGCTGGAAAGTGGGACGCTTAAACAGGATCTTTGGAATCAAGCAACCAATCAAGGATCGAGTATGCACAAGTCAGTCAGGAAAGTTTCCTGCTTGTCAGTGGTGGTCGAATCAACAAGAGCTGCTGCTTCCTCTGTATAAGGAGCTGTATCCACAAGGTAAGAAGGTTTTGACCCCTTCTTTCCTTCGTGACATCGGCTTAGAGGGTCTAGCTGTCGTTTACATGGACGACGGCAACCTACAACTCCGCAAGCGTGGTAAATCCACGGTTACTGGTGAGCCTTACATCAGAGAGCGTATTGTAGAGCTGGCTTTGTACGTTCCTTATGACACAGCTTTATTTGTGTCTGACTGGATCGAAAGCTTGACTGGTGCCTCATTGACTCCTCGTGAGCCGATGAAATTGAAGAGTCCCAACAAATGGAATCTTCGAGGCAACGGAACTCAAGCTCGCCTATTCGTAGAAGCTTTAAAGCCATACGGATGCAAAGCTATGAACTACAAATTCGACCTCCGCTATGACACTCGAACCAACCGAGGTAAGTCAAAGTGGAGCGAGGCTGACCGCAACAAGTTTGTTGTAGAAGCCGATAAGGTGACACGAGCGCGGAGCACCCAAACAGAAGATAATTCTTGCTGTGGGTGATGATATAGTCTACTCATCAACGCCCTTAAGTTGATGTTACGTGAGGATAAAGAGCCTCGCGGTGCTTACTAAAGCATTACAGGCAAAACAACCCGGCCAGACGGTTCAGTTAGATCGCTACCGGTTCTTCGGTAATCCTGGCTCTAAGGAATCCCGCGAGCGTACTGCTGAGCAGACCATCGGTACTGCCAACAGCCGCAATATCGTGAAGGATAAAGTGCTGGTGACTCTTAAGGAGTACACCGGTCCTGCAGATCCCTCTGATCCCACCCAGCCTTCTACCTTTAAGATCGCTCGGGAAACTCTTATCACTGCGCAGCGCCTGCTGCTTGATACGGGTAACCTGACCACCTTCCACCAGTCAATCGGCAGCCTGACTCTGCTTGATGACTATCGCCGGTGGCGCGATCGGGTGTTCATCAACGAACTCCTGAAATCTGTTTCTAAGGGCCAAGCTTCTGACTCCCAGGGCGGTTACTACTTCCCCGGCGATCTGGCAACCGGCGCTCTTAGCTACACCAACGCCGAGCAAGCTAAGTTCGACGTTAAGGACGACCTCCTCCGCGTGGTCAAGTCCCTGCGTAAGCGCAACACCCCGACCTTCCAGGACGGTTTCTATCGTTGCGTTTGTGATCCGACCTTCCTGATGCACCTGCGTCAGAACAGTGACTTCCGTGAAGTTGCTCGTTACCCCGGTAACGGTCAGATCAACCCCCTCATGTCCGGTATGCAGCCCAACGCTGCTCTGTACATGGGTCAAGGCTTCGGCCAAGCCACTTTCGTGGCAGGCGAGCCCATTATGCCAACGGGCTTTGTTTTTGAAGGTGTGCGATTCTTCGAATCCACCAACATGCCTTCTCAGACTCAGAACGCAACCATCGCATCTTCCACCGCTGACTACAACGCAGCAGTTGGTATCTTCTTTGGTCCCCAGGCAGTTGGTGTTGGCATCGGCGGCAACAATGCCCAGGTGCTCCTCAACAACAACGACGACTTCAGCCGTTTCATCATGATGATCTGGAGCCTGTACGCAGGTTTCGAGCTTCTGAACGCTGACTTCGTCACCGTTGGTTACTCTTTCGACGCTTGAGGAGGTAACTAACAATGGCTATTAATTCCAATCAGCTGCACGTTGCCAAGATTTATCCTGGCAACTACACCAACGTTCTTCGTTACTGGCACGAAGAAAAGACCATGCAGTTCGAGAACGCCAATGGCGTTCAAACGAGCTACACCAACCAACCCGTTGGTGGCCCCGTGGGCGTGGTGTTCCGTCCCGGCTGGATTGCCCAGCAGGCTGTCGGTTATGTGGACATGAGCTTCCAAGCTCTTGGTTCCACTAACCAGCTTTCTTACTACACCCGTCCCTACGGTTCTGGTCAGAACAGCGCTGAGCAGCCTTTCCTGAACGGCGACGTTATCGTTCCTTCCCCTGACTTCCACAAGGATGTCCGGGCTGATATCACTGACGGCATCAAGGCTCCTGCCGGTGCTTATGTGTATCGCGCTTCTCTGCGTGTTGACGGCGGCGACCTCGTCAGCTCCGGTATTGCAGGCGGTACCGCAACTCCTGGCCTGACCCTGATCCCCAGTGTCACCACCAGCATCCCTACTGACGGCACCGTGGTGTCTGGTCAGTTCGGTGTGACCATTGACGGTACTAGCAGCCGTATCGCTAACGGCTCTACTGCTTCCGCCAACATCATCGACTCCAGCGCACTTTCTGCTCTGGGTTCGGAGACTCAGTGGAAACTGTTTGCCACCGTCGCTAGCGGCGCTGTCAACGGTGTTGCTCAAGGCTCTGGTGTCTATGACCCCCGCGCTTCTGCTGGCAAACTGTCTGGCGAAGACAAGGCTCTCGCTATTTGCGAAGTCTGCTGGATAGTCCCCGACGAGCCTCCCGAGCGTCAGGACGTCGCTCTGCAGCCCGATGGTGTCATCGAGTCGCAGATTTACACTTCGACCTCGCCAAGTTGAGCAAGCTTTGACTCAACATCTAGCCCCTCCTGATATCCTTAGTAGGGACGAGCGAAACACTACCCCTCCTTCGGGAGGGGTTTTTTGTTGATGCTCTATAATATAAAGACGTTCATCTCATTAGAGACGCAAGTAGGCCACGAAAGGGCTGAAGGAACGGGAAATTTCTCATAACCAGGAGGTTTCCAGTGACTGCTGTTCAAGTCATGGGCTTAGAGGCTGCCCGTCAAAAGCTAATCCGTGCTCGCAAAGAGTTTGAGAGAGAGCTAAGCTTCACTACACTACTTATAGAGGAGTTAGTTACACTCCACATCAACCCTGCGAAGAGAATCACGGCACATTTGTTTACCGTGGCCGTACTTACGTCAAGTAAATAGAGCCCTTAAACCCCTCCTTCGGGAGGGTTTTTTATTGGTTTGGTGTTTTTAAGCAAATCTTTAGCGTATTAATAACATTCTGGTGCCAGAGTTAATAACGAGTACTTTGTTTTCCCACTTACATGGACGATAAAGACCTCTCAGATCTTAAATTAGAACGAAAAGAGTGTAAAAAATGTGGTGCCGTGTGGCTTAATGGGGAACATCACTGGCAAACAGGTGCAAAAGGTAATGAATTAGATCTTGCAGGGCTTGTGTGTAACATGTTTGATGACCCTGAGTGCATAAACCCTAAAAAAGGCTGGGATGGAGGTGACACTTGGGCCAAACGGAAGGATTTTTTAGATGGTTTAACAGATGCGCTCAATGACCTTAAAAAGGAATAGGAGATTTCTTGAGATTTTGCTCTAAACTGCTGCTTATATACTGACTTTCGGGATGGCTTCCAAAGTTTACAAGCCTAGTGGCATCAAAATCGATATTTTGTCGACTCACGACGAGGGTGAGTACTTCATGGTGCGCTCTAACACATCAGGTAAAGTTTTTTACGCCCATAAGGACCAAGTAGACGAGTTTGTTGAGGATACAGAACCTCAAGGAGGTGGAAATAAGTTGCAAACACGTCGTGGTCGACGAAAAGTTGTTCAGGAGCAAGAACCAGCAAAGGTCGTTAAGCCTCTGCCTCCTGTCGACAACCGGATTAATCTCAACAACCTGACTGCGGAAGGTTTGACTCAGTGTCTGCCCGGTGTTGGCCTTAAAACAGCTAAGGAAATTATTGAGCTCAAGCAGGGTTTGCCTGGTGAACGCTTTACTAAGCTTGAGCAGCTTGAATCAATCAAGCGCGTCGAGTGGAAGGAAGTTTTTGCCACAGGTTCTGTTTATGTTGAGTGATTAAATTAGTTCACTTACTTATTACTATCTAGAACCCTCTGCCTCATTTACAATGGGTAAATAAGGTAGTGGGTTTTAGCATATGGCTCAGCTTTCCCAAAACGAGCTGGAACAGATTCAGTCTTACCTTGCACAGCAAGGCGTAACGTTTAACGCAACCAGTACGGATGCGAGTAAAAGAGAAACAATATACGCCGCGATTAATCAATTAACCCGAAACCCGGCGCAGGTCTTCGGTTACGCTCTAGATGATTTTAACTTTAGTCGTGTTGCCTATCACCTAGGTTTTAATATCGCAACTGTACCAGCTGGAGACTACGCCAGATTACTAGAAGCGTGTAATAGTATTCCAAGTGAATTTTATTACGATAAGATTGTTCAACAAGTAGAACGTTGTGAAGAAGCTGAGCGTTTAACGGAGCTTGCCACTGGTCGTGCCACGAGCCGTCAAGAAACCATTCTTGGTGATGTGTCTCGTTCGATCAGCATTCAGGACAAGCGCGAGACAGCTCGTATCTGGCGTGAGAACTATCTGTTTGAGTGCGATCGTTTAGCTGAAATGCTCTATGTTCCAAACTATAAGAACCCCGTGGCGGCTCGTTATCGGTTTGAAAGAAGTGGCGGAGAATTTGTGCAAGCTATCCCTGGTCCTCCTGACGTATCACGATCTGACCGCCTGTATTTTTATGCTAACTGGCGCTAAGATTGATTTATTGGTTTAGCTCGCTCCGGTAAAAATGATTGGACGAATCCTTCAAGAACTGGCCGAGCAGGGTGGTCGAGCAGCTGTTAAAAATGTTGATGACTTTTATAACAAATTATTAGTTCCTGCGCTTTCAAGCGCAGCAATGACTGGAGACCGTGTACTTCAAGAAAATCTTATTAACGAAGTTAAAAAGTTAGGTTTTAAAGTCCCCTCTTTACCTGGACCGGGACTTATTGGTGAGTCCCCTTCTGCTACTCAGGCAGCGATTAAAGCTGTTCGTTCTCAGCAGGCTCCGGTACCAGAATTTGGACGTGGAGTTGCTGCACGCCGACCAGTTGTTCCTCAGACATCCCCTGTAACTCAGCTTGGTCCCAAACCTCCCGAACCTGCCGGTGCTCTCGTACCTCTTGGTGATCGAGGTGTGACATCAGCTGTTCGAAGGGAGATCCCCTCAGCTGAATTTATGCCTGAGCTGGCACCGCAAGCTCCTTTACCTGGCAACCTTACTGGACCTCAAGGAAAACAGCTTACTGTTGGTACTACACGTTTTCCTGCGGGTAGTACGGCACCAACAGAGATGGTTTCGAGGTCAGGACGAGTCACCCCTGAAGGCGCCAGCGTGGGCGGTCGAGTAATGCCTGAGGCAGGTGTCCCCGCTCCTAACCCAAGAGACCCTGAAGTACAGCGAGTACTAGACAGTCTGAAGGCAGCAGATGAGTTCCCTATCCCTGGAACACGTTTCGGTCCTCGCCCCGCCGATCCTTTTTTAGACGACCAGTTAAGCCTTTTCGTAAAGCGAGATCCTTCTATTACTGAACAGCTGGCTAAATTTGATGCGGTTCGTATGCCTGCCGGTGCATCGTCTCCACTTGGCCGACAAGCACCTCGACCTGAATTCAATGTCGGTGGTATTAATGAACAACAGCTTATTGCTGACGCATTTACCAGAAAATCAGCTGGTCAAGGTATGAACTTTGGTCGTGACGCAGCCTTAGCAGCACTTCTTGGTACCGCTGGCTATGGGGCTATTGACCAACTCGGGGCTCTAAACCAAGCTCCTCAGAGTCAGGAGATGGTCGATACGGTGGCAGCTAACGCGGCAACAGGAGGAGAACCAGCCGCTAACGTCCCTGCTCTTGGTACAACTAATCCTGTCCCACCTTCAATTTCTCCTTCACCCACAGATCTTAGGGGTGACACCTCGACCTCAACGCAAAGAAGTTTGCTGCGAGAAGCTGTGGCAACTGACCCAACAGCAGCTGCAGCAGTCAGGATGACGGAACCGTTATCTCCCGAGAAGTACGGCAGCCTCGCTGAGTATCGTAAAGCGGTGAGTGATTACTCTGGACAAGCGGATAAAACTCGCGAGCTGGTTGAATTTATGCGTACCCGTGGCTCTTCTCCTGAGATGTCCACGAATCTCGCTACTTGGGCAGAAGCAAATCCAGCTCTCGCCTATGCTTTACAGCAACGCGAGTATGCAAAACAAAATAATCAGCAATCTGCCGAGGTTTCCGCTTCTTCTTCAGTCGGCTCTTCACTCGGTACTTCAAACACTGCTAATGCTGTAGGCAACGCAGCTTTCGCTGGTGATGCTGCTGTTGAAGGCACTCAAGGTTCTTACGACCTTAAGTCTGCAACTGACATGGTTCTACTTCCTAGGACTATGCGTACCTCAGCTCCCGCACTGTTAGATACTTATCTAACTGCAGTTGGCGCGTAGTAATTCAAGTAAACTAACTAGAGGTAAGAAGTAACGATGACCTACTCCGGTTCTTATTTTCCAACTGAGCGGTTGGTCGAAATGGATTACGATAGACCCGTTGTGATGGATAGTGAACCGGGTGCTTGGGGTGGACCTACCACCCCTGAGACTGTTTATAGACCTAAACCAGACAGCGCTCCTCAGGCAAAAGAAGGCGGCTTCGTTAAAACAGTTACGGACATTGCCAACGCTTTGACACCTCTCGTGAGGGCAGCCGCTGCGTTTAAGCGTGGTTATGAAGGCACCCCTCTTCCAATGCCTGGTTACGGCAATCGCCGCATGGCTAGTCAGATGCTGATGGCCAAGATGCTAGAGAATCAGCAACAGAGAAGTGATGAGATGATGCGTCAAGCACGACAAGATAAGCTCGATGCGCAAGAACGTGCGGAGTTTGGCTCTTTAATTCAAAATGCGATCAGGAGTGGAGAGATTACATCGGCTCAAGGAGCTGAAGCTTTAAAGACTGGTGCGTTTCCAGACTTAACTAAACCTATCGCCCCTCTGGGAGAATTCCCTTATGCGGAGTACGGGCAGCCCGGTTTTGGTCTTGAAGATTTAAAAGCGGGTCTGGAGCAGGGTTACACTCTTCAGCAGCTCGAAGAGTTGGCTAAGAAAGCACCAGAAGGTCGAATCGGACCCGGTGCCCGTAAGGTCTTTGGTTTCCCAGAGACTGGTCTTCCTTCTAACTGATCTTCTTACCTCTCTCAGGAACACACAATGGCTTCAACCAGCACTAACAAGCAGCCACTGATGGTTGACCGCCCTTTTTTCCGGGGCGCGAAGATTAACAATGGCACAACCGTAGTTACCGACGCTAGCAATCCTGACTTTGCCAGCTTGGTCCAGTTAGTCCGTGTGGGCGACATCCCTTCTGAAGACGGCGCACTTGTCGAGGATATCTTTGTAGTTTCTGCCGAGGGATATCCTGACGACGGCGGTGTCCGCACTGCAGCGTTTGGTGTTTATGTCTACGCGCCTAACCAAGCAGCTCCCTCTACCTCAACTTCTCTCCTAGTTGGTAAATTCCAGGTGGGACTTTCGGGTGGCACCGAGGGTGTTATCCAGCGAGTTGAGTTACCTGCGACAGTTGCGCCCACACCTCAGGTCGGTGACACTAACCTCGTTTACCCAATCGAGCGCGGTAAGTCAGAAGCTATGTACCTTGAAAAAGGTTACATTCTCTGCATTGGTTATCTCGGCGATGGCCCTGCTGCAGTATCTGGTGGTTTGAGCGCCTCAGGTATTTCGATCATGGCCCAAGGCGGTTTCTATTGACTTGTGGCTAGGAAAAACGGCTCTGACAAC